TGCGGCAACTATCCAGCACAGAGCCAAGATCGGCATAGGTACTTTTAAAAAACGGATTTTTACTATCTTTTTTAGCATGAGTAAGTTTCCCCTGAACTTTTGATAACGCTAATGCCAGTTGGCCAATATTTTCACTTTGATCCATTATTTCCCCCAAAAATAGTTGCAAAATCTTCGAAGATGTTGTGAAGCGCAGATTCCGCCTTATGCGATCTAGGTTTTCCGCAAGCGTGTCTGATGATCTCAATATCTTCACTCGTTAGACAATCAAACTCCATGTTTGTCAATGCTTCTTCCAGCTTTTGTTCAAATTCATCCATATGACCCCCTTTGTTTAATGGATAATAATATATTAAACTATTTCTAATACTTGTGCAATTATTTTTTTATGGTATATTTTGGGCGTGGTAGGTTTTGACTGGCGGCTCTAACGACATCGTAGCGGTCAAAATACAAGCGTTACTAGAGGGAAGATGCTGAAATAGCGCAATAACGGTGGCGAAGCTAGTGCCGTTGCATCGAATGACTGGCGAGGGATGCGATTCCGCAATGGATAACATTTAAAGGCAAATCTAGGTAGGCTAGGTTTGCTCAAACCGCTTGGAAGGTGTTTTAATCCTAGTAACTTACTACTGCTATAGGAATAAATATGACAAGAGAAGAAATGCTGGTTGATCTACTAAGCAAGGCCGAAGAAGAAATTAAACTTCTTAAAGAACAAACCGATTTTTTGCGTAAGGAAATTGCCGCTAATCGTGAATTGACCAATATGCTTGCTGGCCAAGTATTCAAAACCAATAAAAATGAAAATACAAATAACTACCCTTTTTGAAAACCCCGATGGGTCAGCCGACATCATGGTAGATTATGATGATGATGGGTTAAAAATGTTGATTCAATATGGAATCACCGCAATCGTGAAGGAAGCAATTGAATGTTCGAGGAATTCTGGGTCAGTTATCCAAAAAAAGTCGGTAAAGCGGATGCAAGAAAAGCGTTTAGCAAGCTCACAGAAGAACAAAAAAGTGCCGCAATTAGCGCCATTGAAACGCACAAGCAGTTCTGGAAAATCAAGCAAACAGAAGTAGATTACATTCCCTATCCAGCAAGTTGGTTGCGTGGTGAACGATGGGAAGATGAACTTGATTTACAACCTAAGCAAATAAAAAAGCCCGAATTACCCTGGTATTCGACAGATGAACTAACTTTGAAAAAAGGCGAAGAACTTGGACTTAGACCGCAAATCGGTGAAACCTTTGGGCAATTCAGACAGCGAATATCGGGTGCAATGCACCGTCAGGCAACTAATAATTTGGCGTAGGGCGTGGGGATTAAAAGTTTTTAGGCAATACATAGATAAAACCAAGTTTGATAATCATGTTTGGGATTTATACTATGAACAATTCAAACTGGGTAATCAAGGAAGGCCATCAGAATGGTTGAACAATACATCGTTGCCGCAACAGGAATTGGCTATTTGATTACTGGGTTATTACAGTTGCAAAAGGGGGCGTATTCAAACGCTATTATTTGGATTGGATATGCAATAGGACAAACGGGTTTATTTTTAAACATAAAATAAAAGATTTTTTACAATATATGAGAGTTTTAATTGCTTGTGAATATTCGGGAGTGGTTCGTGATGCGTTCTTGCGGGGGGGGGCAGACGCTATGAGTTGTGATCTTTTGCCAACAGATGCGCCAGGGCCTCATTATCAAGGTGATGTAAGAGATGTTATTCATGCTCAATGGGATTTAATGATTGCTCATCCACCATGTACCGATTTGGCTGTTTCTGGTGCGGCATGGTTTAAAGAAAAAAAATTAAACGGTAGTCAATCGCAAGGTATTAGTTTTTTTATGGAATTAATGAAAGCTGATATACCAATGATTGCTATAGAAAACCCAGTATGTATTATGTCCAGCTTATATAGAAAACCAGATCAAATTATTCAACCGTGGCAATATGGTCATGGGGAAACTAAAGCAACTTGTCTGTGGCTTAAAAATTTGCCTAAATTGATTCCAACCAATATTGTTGAAGGTAGAGAACAACGCATACATAAAATGCCGCCTTCTGCTGATAGATGGAAATTAAGAAGCAAAACATTTGAAGGTATTGCTGATGCAATGGCAAAACAATGGGGTATATTATGAATATTACAGAAAAAGAAGCTGGGCAAGCATTAGAATACTTGTCCGATAGCGATGAAACTCATGCAGAGTTAGAATATAACTACAAACTTTCAGAAGAACGGATTAAACAAGCGAAGGCCCATGCGTTTTTGCTGGCCGAAGGCACGGTTGCTGAACGCCAGGCTAAAGCAGAAATTGATCCTAAAACAAAATTGGCCATTGAAGAATGGGCAAATGCTTTAAAAGAGTTTAAAAATTTGACCAACACACGGAATACTCAAATACGCATTACTGAAATGTTCCAAACATTAAGCGCAAACCGCAGAAAAGGAAATATATGATCGTAGATTATGCAGAACCAATGATTAAAATGGCCATCTTAACCCGTAAGTTGCATGATGCCTTTTTGAAAAATCAACGATCTGATGCGGTTCTGTTATCTAGCGACATTGTAGATATTGCACAAGAATTAGAAGATTTGGCACTACATCTTGAAAAACAAAGAACGCATTAAAAACGACAAGATTGCACGGCTTGGCTGTATCTTATGTTGGCATAGAGGTTTTGAAGATACACCAGCCGAATTGCATCATGTTCGTACTGGTAATATTCCCCGAAAGTTAGCACCAGTTATTCCGTTATGCCCAGAACATCATCGTGGCAATACTGGAATTCATGCTGGTAAACAATCTTTTGTAAAGCGATTTGGTGTTGATGAACAAGATTTACTAAAAATGGTAAATCAGATATTACAACTCGAGGGGGTCTAGGCCAAGCTCATGCGCCACCATAGAACACCTGGTACGAAATTGCTTAGAATGATGCGCCCATTTATCACCCTTTTGAAGGTGAAAACTCATGTGGACACATTCATGGCATAACACACGAATAACTGTCATCATATGACCGCACAATGCGGCAGATATTGTAATTGTATGTGCATATTCATCACCCGTGTCATACATATATGTTCCCATAGTTGTTTTATCGTGCCTATCAACTTGAAAATCAATTTCTTCAGGTAATGGCAATTTCCATTTTGTAAAAGGGTACACACAATACAGCGTACTGTATAAATTGCGTAAAATTTCAGGCGTAAGTTTCACGATAAATGGGTCAGTTTTGCGTGTTTAACTAATGATTGCCGATCTTTACTCCAAGAGCCACAAGCCTTGCATGAATATCTTTGGTATGTTCCCGTTGTTGTGTAAGTCAAACCACGACTTAACAATGCTGGTTTACCACAAGTAGGGCAAGACATTCTATTGCTGGTTATTGCTTGGTTAATTGGTGATTTGATCCACGGCAACAATCTGTAATATAACTTTTCAAGCAACATTACATCTTGCACATTATATTCTTCCATGATCTTCCATGCTTTAGGGTCATTATTCATACATTTAACCCATAAAATATGGCCCTCGTGATCTTTTTTCTGTCCCAAACCTAATCTTTGAGCCACATAATCTAATTTATTACTAGGAAACCTAAACTGTGATCTAACGGTTCGTAATAAATCAATTTGTTTATATGGTGATGGTGGTTTCATCTTATGAACAATAAATTCTTTGTTCAATGTAGGAATATCAAACTTAGTTCCGTTGTAATGCACGACTGCATCGGCTTTATCTAACATTTCGTGGATATTGGCCAACATTTCTTTTGATGAATTGCGATATGTAGAATCGAAATACACATCTTTTTCACCAAGCCATTTTGCTGAATAACATAGGGTGTATGATGATTCAAGCAATTGCGATAATCCCACATTTTGTTGCCATATACCCCAAACATGGGCTACATTGGGGCTTGTTTCTATATCCAGAAGTAATATCCGCATAGCAACCTTTTATGTTAAAGTTTGCATAATAATAACGCACATTTAAGACAAATCAATGGGTTACGCAAAACGCACAGACAAAAACCAACAAGAAATTGTTGATGCACTACGAAAGCATGGCGCAGTTGTTGTAGATTGTTCCAAAGTTGGTCAAGGATTCCCAGATTTGGTAGTGGGCTATCAAAACAAACATACTATCTTGATGGAAGTAAAATCATCACCTAAGGCATTGCACACTAAGCCACAATTGGCTTTTTTGGCCAGATGGACTGGTGGCCCGTTAGTTCGGGTTGATAATGTGGAATCCGCATTGCGGGTATTAAGGATGATTGATGAGCCTGGCAAAGAAACCCAAGAAACCATCTAAAAGTTTAAAACACACTCATGTTCATGGGCCAGTTACTAAACACATCAAAAATGTTGAAAAAATGCCATTACAGCACCATGAAAAACTACATGGTGTTAAGCATATTGCTAATAAGCCGAAAGAGCCTATACATCATCATTTGCATTTGGCTGGCATTAAAAAAATTAAATCTGCTCATCCACATATGCCAAAGTCTTATTTTGCAACGCCACCGCCAAAACTTGCCAAAGCCCATTTACCAAGAAAACCAAAAAAGGTATAATAGATCATCAAAAAGGATAAGACATGGCAAATGCGGCAAACAAAGTAAGACAAACTTTTGTAGAAAAATCAGCTTCTCTAACACTACAAGACATTCGGTTAGCCAATCCCGATCTAAAGCCTAACGAAATTTCGATGGCATTGTGTTATTTGCGTAAAGCACGACATTTAAGCCGTGATTTGATCGATTCCACATCAAAAGGCAGAAAACAAGTATGGCTTTACACTTATCACGACAAAAAACTGCCTAAGGATTAATATGCCAGTAGTTAAAAAATCAGATGGTTGGTATTGGGGAGCAAAAGGCCCATTTGCGACTAAATCCAAAGCTATGCAAATTGCAGTTGCCGCCCACGCCAGCGGATTTAAAGAAGAAGGCAAGAAAAAAGGCGCAATGACATTTGCCCTTGATTACAACGGCACATACAATGTTGATCCAAAATTCTGGAATGTATTTATTGAATTATGCCGTTTGCGTAAAGACGAAGTTTATTGCGTAACACATAGCACCGATCCAGACGAAAACAAAGAATTATTAGGTTCTATTGGCCAAGTAATTGGCGAAGATAAATGTATATTTGCCGATGGCCATTCCAAAATGGAAGCTGTGGCCGCAATGGGAATCGACATTGATGTTTGGATTGATAACAACCCAATTCACATATTCCAAGACCCTGGATATTGAGTTGTGCTAATACAACAATTATCAGCTGGTAATTTCAAAGAAACTAATGCCTTATTTGCCAAGTAATACTAAATGCCAACAACTTGGGTGCAAGAACTGTAGATCAAAATATACACTTAACTGTATAGAACATGGTGGGCGTGATGTCTGGCATACAACCCCAAGCGAACATCGGGATGAACGCAATGGAATGTACCAGACCGCCACATGGCGAACCATGCGAATCCAACAGCTTGGCAAGCAACCGTTGTGCCAGTCATGCCTAAGCATAGGGATCGTTAAGACGGCAAGCCACATAGATCATTTGTTTGCTTGGTCAGCGATTGGCCAAGACGGGTTCTACAACAACATACTGCAAAGCCTATGCCCTGAGTGTCATAGTAGTAAGACAGCACTAGAACAGCAAGGCATATACAGGCACTACAGCGACAAAGGTGTCATCGACTACCGTATGGATGACTACAAGTCGATCATGGCTCTACGACCCGAATAACCCTACCCACGGATGCGTTTGGTCGGTAGGGGCTTGAAACTTAAATATTTGATGATCCCGAAAAAGCAACCACGGAACCCAATTTCTTACAAAAGACAAAGTATCGAGGGGGGTATATAATACTTTCCATGAGCAGACCAAACCTTCCCACAGAGTTGCGCCTGGTTGAAGGGAAATCCCCTAGTGGAATTCCCCTACCAGAAAATGTCCGCAGAAGAATTCCTTACGCTTACTGGTTGTCCAACCCTAATACATGGGACAAGCAAAAATTCATCCAAGACACATCCGATTACTTGTATGATGTTTACGGGATTGGCGATGAACAGCAACAACATACTTTGGCATTGCTGGCAGAACAGATGGATTTGTATATTCAATGTTCTAAAGGTATTACGGAACAAGGTATTATTTCTGAATTCAATGATGGCAAAACGATTGGCCCGAATCCATATATTACAATCAGGGACAAGACATTGACCCAGATAGTTCGACTGATGAATGAATTGGGATTAACCCCAAAAAGTAGGTTGGCACACACTAACAAAAAAGAAGATACGCCAGCGGCACGATTTCTGGCTGGCCCACTTGCCCGATGAACAGAGAAAAGAAAAGACAAAAAGATTTTAAAGTTGTCAGCAAAACGCTAGAAGATGTTTTTGCCGAAAGAAAACGGGGTCAAGAATTGATACCCGTAGTATTACAACGGTCAGATTGGGAAGCATTGCAATACTCAATCAAACTTGCCCTAAAGAAAAAATGAACTGGCAAGACGGGATAATATATGCACGGGATGTTATTAAAGGCGAAATTAATGTTTGCCGTGATGTGCGTTTGGCTTGCCAGCGATTCATTAATCAATACGAAAACAAAGAATGGGAATGGGTATTTGATGAACGATTCCCCGATCATGTATTGGAATTTGCATCAACCCTTGTTCATACCAAAGGCCCTGATGCTGGAAAGCCGATACGCCTAGAGCCGTTTCAATTATTCTTTATCTGCGCTATATACGGGTTTCGATCCAAAAGAGATTTAACTAAACGCATGGTAACGGATGTAATACTTTACATTCCCCGCAAAGCTGGCAAATCTACTTTAACCGCAGTCATAGCCCTATACGAACTGCAATGTGGCGAAAAGGGCGCAGAAGTATTTACCCTGGCTACTAACCGTGAACAGGCAACCATCGTATTTGATGCCGCCAAAGGGTTTGTTGAGCAAATGCCCGACTGGTCAGCGCAGTTATATGAAGTCAGCAAATATGAGATAAAAAAAGCTGGCGATACTCAGTCGATGTTCAAAGCCCTATCACGGGACACCAAAAAGACAGGCGATGGCAAAAATCCATCATGCGTAATCGTGGATGAAGCCGCCCAGATTGTAGACCGCAATTCTATTGAAGTATTACATTCTGGTATGGTGGCCAGACAGAACCCATTGCGAATCTACATTACAACCGCCAGTTTCACTAAAGACACGAAGTTTTACGAAGATATGACCATGTATCAATCAATGCTTTATGGCGAAGCTACCGACAACCCAAGATGGTTTGGTTTGCTATACGGGCTTGATCCGCAAGATGAATGGACTGATCCCCTAAGCTGGGCTAAAGCTAATCCCATGCATGGCATTAGCGTGTTTGACGATGCCATTGCACAAAGGGCGGAAGAAGCCAAACATAAGCCAGCGGCACTTAATGAGTTTCTTTGCAAAACCCTAAACATCTATGTAAGTGCTAATAGCGCATGGATCGATAGAAACTATTGGGATCAAAGTATTACAGAACCCAGAGAAGATACGCCCGAAGCGGTTTTCGTAGGATTTGACTTGGCCGCCACACGGGACTTAAACGCAGTTTGCATTTTGAAACGATTTGGCGAATTAGACTATGAAGCAGAGTTTCAATTCTTTTTGCCAGAAGAAGGGTTTACCCTAATCCCAAAACATTATCAGGATATTTTCTTAGTTGCCATTGATTCTGGAATTTTAAAATTAACAGAAGGAAATGTAATGGATGATCGGGAAATATCGGACTATATTATACAAAAGTGCGAAAAGTATAATGTTAAGGAAGTTGGCTACGATGCCTATAATGCGGCCAGCTTAGTTGCCAGGTTGCACGATGCTGGAA